TCTTGTGTCTTGTGTCTTTGGTCTTATGTCTTTTGTCTGCCGTTGTCTGGGCGGTCGGCTCCACGCGAACATCAGGCACGGCTGGAGCTGCGATAAGTTTGAACGCATATCTTGCTGGCGATTTGAGTGAGGCGCATGTTCCGATTACGGTCGCTAATACAAGCTGGGAGTACGGCACCGGCGCCGGGGCGGTGAACGTCATTTATGCCGAAAAGATAACGCTGGGCGACGGCAATAACGTGACTATAGATTTATATGCCAGCGGTACTTATACGGACGTATTTAATCGCGCATTAACACTGTCGGCATTGAAAGTGCTTTATCTCAAAAATAATTCCACCGACGCTACGTTAAATGTTTTCGGTGGCGCTTCGCTCGATGTAGGGATATTGGCGGCTACGAATGACATATTGGCAATCAAGCCCGGTGGAACGTTTATCTGGGTCGACCCATCGGCTGCCGGCCTGGTGACTACGACAAATAAGAATTTGAAGATTACCCATAACGGCACCGGGTCAAGTACAATGGCTGTCGATGTGATAGTTTTGGGACTCGATTAAAAATATTTTACCACGAAGAAAAGAAGAACCGCGAAGAAATATAATTAAATAAAAACTTCGTGACCCTTCGTGTCCTTCGTGGTGAGGTTATTTATGGCTGAGGATGTCAGAAGAATAGTTGCTGAGTTCGCCGCCCGCAATAAATCAATGGGAGAAATTGCGGCTTTTACCCGCGGCCTGGATAAAACTCTTACTTCTGTCCGGCGGCTGGCTGCCGGATTATTGACTGCTGCCGGTGTGAGCGGCATCGGTTACATGATAAAGCAGCAAATGGAAGTCATAGATTCCACGGCCAAGCTTTCCGACCGGCTTGGCGTCACTACCGAGTCGCTTATTGCCCTTCAATATGCCGGTAAGATAACAGGGATTGAGCAGGAAACCTTAAATAGTTCAATCGAGGTATTCAATCGCAAATTAGGTGAGGCTTCACTCGGTGCAAAAGAAACTCGAAAGTCTATCGAATCTCTCGGCCTGAACTATAAAGATTTGGCCGGCATTCCGGTTGATGAGGCTATCGGGAAAGTTGCCGACAAAATTAATATGCTCGGCACACAATCAAAAAAAGCGGCCATATTGCAGGACTTGTTTGGCAAGTCGAGCAAAGAGTTGATGAATCTATTTGCGGAAGGTTCGAGCGGTCTTGCCAATTATCGTAAAGAGACTGATAAACTCGGTCTGTCCTTCAGCCGCATCGATGCCGCAAAGGTTGAAGCGGCCAACGATGCTTTGACAAGGACAAAAGCGGTATTTACCGGGATATTCCGAACAGGGACGATTGAGCTTGCCCCGTTTATTGAAGCTGCGGCAAAGTCATTAAATAATTTTGCGACGCAAGGTCAGGGTATTGGTGTTAACGTTACCAATGCAATGGAATCGGTTACTTTGAGTCTTGTCGAGGTTGCGAGCGCCGCCGAACATGTAATGCGCATATTAAAAGGCTCCAATGATTGGCCATGGGAGATAGCGGCCAAACATAATGAGGCCATAGACAAGGCCCGGCAATCTTATAAAGCCTTGACAGGTGACATTGAGGCTTTTAAGATCACGGCTTCCGATATTAATTATATTGCAGGCACTTATTCTCAGGAACTAAAAGAACCTCGGGACCCAAAACTTTTCAGCAGCATCTTAAAAGAAGAAAAAATAAAATTAGGTCTTGAATCCGAGGATTATAAGAATAAGGTCAGGCAGGTCTTTGAGGACATCCGTAAAAATGCCGAGTATAATGCCGCCGGGATATCGGGTAAAAATATAATAATTCCGTCCGCATCGGGATTAGGTTTGTCACTGCCGAAAGAATTATTTGAAAAACCGAATACCGAAGGTATCACTGCATTTGCGGGTATGACTGATAAGCAGATGAAAAAGGCTGTCGAATCCACCCGTGACGCGATGCAGCAGATGCGGAGTATGGACTATCTTACCCGCAACGAGCGGATAATGAATCTGGAGGCATATAAAGCAGCTCACGCCGATGTGATGATTGATGTTGTCGGTAAGGAAACCGAAGCTGGTAAGTTGATAAATCAGGAAATTGAGAACCTGAAGCGGTCGCGTTTGGATGCTATGAAGGTTTATGCAACCGAATTAAAAAATGACATGGAGGACCTGGCATTATATACAAGCGAGAAGTTTGCGGAGTCCGCCCGCAGTATCGAAGGTTCGATGAGTTCGGCCTTTGATTCCATGATAACTAAAGGTGCATCTTTTAAGGAAGCAAGCGAACAGTTTTTATTAGATATTGCCGGTTCATTTTCAAAAATGGCATCTGATATGGCGGCACGCGGAATAATGAAAATTTCTTTTGATATCATTGGAATTGAGGCAAGTTCAATAACAGCGAGTACAGCGATGGCAACTGCGATAACTGCTGCCGGCACAACTGCTGCTGCCGCGATGGGAACGGCAATTACAGCCAGCGGTTCTATCGCCGCCTCTGAGATAGCTGCGGCAATGGCAATAGGTGGAGCTGTCGGCAGTGCGAAGGGCAATATATTCAGTTCTGGTCATATAATCCCCTTTGGAAGAGGTGACATCATAGATAGACCATCTATGTTTCCGATGGCTAATGGTACAGGTTTAATGGGCGAGGCAGGACCAGAAGCGGTTATGCCTTTGAAGCGTGGTCCCGGCGGTCGGCTCGGTGTGGAATCATCATCGCCGAATATAAACTTTCAGCCTCAAATGAAGGTCGTAATAGTGCGTAACGAGCGTGAAGCTCAAATTGAGGCTATGAATTCCCCTGAAGGGACAAAAACTATAATTTCAACGGTTGCAAAAAACAGAAGAATGTTAGGTTAATTTTACCACGAAGGGCACGAAGTGACACGAAGTAAAAATAAAACAAGTATATTAACCACGAAGTGCACGAAGATGCACGAAGTAAAAAAATATAAATTAATAATTGTAAATGCCGAAGGCATTCTTCGTGGTTCTTCGTGTTCTTCGTGGTGAGGTAATAAGATGGCATTTAAAATTGGATACGCAAACGGGTACAAGGATTTACTGATAGCCTTGAAGGGCTTCCTCACATCGGCCAAGAAGGCTTATAACATCGCTGCGGGCGAAAATACCGGCGATGGGTATGTCTCGGCTGAGCGGGCGTCCACAAGCCCCGTAGATGAAACGTGGACACTGACAGCGACAAGTTCTACGAATTTCACCGTCACAGGCTCGGTTTCGGGTGCTCAGGCGGCGGCTACGGTAGGGACGCCCTACGATAACGGCATTGTGGCCTTTACGATTGTAGCGGGCGATACGGCCTTTGTCGCAACAGACAGCTTTACCTTCGATGTTGCGGATGGCTTGGGTGCTACCGAAAAATATACGGTTAAACGATGGGATACGGATTACGATGGCGCTGGTGAATATGAATTGATATTGATGGGACCGGGCACGGCGGGTACGGATGAAATTTACACGGCGATCCAGACAATATCGAACGCCGGCCAGGACTGGTATAACTGGCGATTGATGGGCATGACGGCATATAGCGATGTTGAATTGCAGTATATGGTAGGCAGGACTCAGGGGCGATTACCGAGAATGCTGATGTGGAATGAAAAAATAAGTTATTGGTTTGTAGCTAATGGCAGGCGTTATATTTTAGTAGCGAAAATATCCGGTGTTTATGAGGCTTGTTATATGGGCTTCGCCTTACCTTACGGTCTGCCTACTCAATTTCCTTATCCGATGGTAGTTGGCGGTGCGGCCTGCCCAGAGACAACAGCTTCTTATAATAGATATAGTTCCTTAAATTATAGCCACAGGAATTTTGTAAGTCCTTATGCAAATGATGCGGGTGTTTGCACATCATTAACTTTTGATTCGAGCGATTATTCAACGCTTAAAGTCTTACAGGGCACAAGCTGGATTAGAATACAAAATGTTTTTAATTCAGATACTTTTTACAGGACTAACTTAGTATGGCCTTATGTGTCTTCATATTATAACTATTCCGAATATACTCAATACGAGCATTTCAGTCGGATTTTCAGAGAGAATTTGGATGGCAGTTATCCGGTATTTCCAACGGTGATAATGATAAGCAGCCCATCGAAACATATTATGGGTGAAATGCAAAGCGTTTTTGCCATTAACGGATTCGGCGGAGTTGCGCCGGAAGACACTCTTACAATCGGGGCGGGAACTTACGTTGTTTTTCCGATTATACCTAACGCTGATGCTAATGATTTATGGGCGTTAAAACTGGAGTAGATTAAATGGGATATTACTCAGGCACATCAACAGGTCCAAACGATCTGATAGATAAATTCAGGATAGCGGCTCTTGCTGAGGGATTTACTGTGAATGATTTTTCCGCGGTTGGCGCCGGTTACAGGCTTCATATCCAAAAGGCCGCGAGCGATGCGACTGTAATGTACTTTAATTTTCGCTCAGCCATTGCCGAAACCGGTACAACTTTAATCACGGAAGATAATTATGGCGGTGCAAATGGAACCGTTACCGGCCTGATAATGAACGGTTCAACCGGCTATGATGCCGGTGAACTCTGGCATAAGCAGCCGGGCTATCCTCAGAATATAGGAGAAGCTAATAAATCTTTTGGTGTAGTAATGACACCAATGAGTACAACTGCGATTCCTGCATACTATTTTTATTTTGTGGGTGACTCTGTTCATATAGTTGTCGAGATTACAGCAGGTAAATTTCAATTTATGAGTTTTGGTATGCTCGTAAAACAGGGTACATATACCGGTGGTCAGTATTTTACAGGTTCAATGTCAAGTCGTTGTCCTAATTATGATTATGCCGGAGAAGGAGTCTATGGAAGTTGGTATTCACCACATTATTTTGCGGCTTTGCAAGCATCCGGTTATTCTTCTGCTCATGGCGCAGTTTATGTAAATGCGGATGCTACAGAAGATTGGAGAGTGGCGCAGGGGAATGGAAATCCGGAAATAAGATTTCCATGCGTAGCCGGACAGCAGGCAAATATAACATATTCTCAAAGCGGTTTATGCTCATTCTTCTGGTCAAAAGCTCCCAATGCCTATAATGCAATGGCGGCGATGTGCCCGATTTATGTTTTGCTGGAACGAAGCGACTCTAATTATTCTCTTATCGGCTGGCCGGAAGGTGTGCGGTTTTTGAACTGTACCAATTACGATCCAGCCGAGGAAGTTGTTTATGGTGATGAGACATGGATGGTTTTTCATGCCGACAGTCAGGAAGCGGCACCATTGAATATGTACTGCGGATTCGCGTTTTTGAAAGATGAATAGCCGTCAAGGCCGGAAATAATAAGCACTAAATCCTAAATCCTAAAAGTTTTGGATTTAAATATTTGAAAATTTGAATTTGTTTAGGATTTAGAAATTAGAATTTAGTATTTGATTTTATTTATGGCAGAATGGACTGGAATTTTGGAACCCTCAATCTTTGTCGAAGATACTCTTCGATGCTCAGCGACTATCGCCGCGGCATTGACGCCCAGTCCCGTTTCTCCGGTGTTCTCCCTGGAATCTGTAATCCCGATAGATCAGGGTGATTGGGACAGTAATTTACCCATTCAGGAGAATGAACGCATTTTATCAGGTACGAAGGTCGATTCTTTCCTCGACGACTATTACTACCGTGTCCATGTAACGCCTTTAACGATTGCATTTGGTGCAATATTAAGTGAGGTTGTTGATACGTTTATCGTCTGGAATGCATGGTTTGATGAAGTTGATATGCTTTCAATTGTTGAAACCGGCGGCGATGAGTTTGCGTTGGCCGGCCAAACAGCGCCTTATACGTTCAAGCCTCTGGAATATGAAACTTATACAGTAACGGTTCCGAAGGAAGGAATCCCGAATTTAGCATCGAGCATCGAATTTGATTTTGATACTGGTGAGGATCGGACGGTATTAATTACCGGAATTAGAATGATTGTTTTTGCCTTCTGCCCGCAGGTCGAGATGAAGGAAATGCTCGAAGGGCTCACGGACATTATCATGCCTAATGATGGCATCGGAAGCGAGCAACGGATTTGCGTTCGACAAATACCGCGGCAGTCATTTACTTTAAGTGTCCCCCTGAAAACTGAAAAAGAGCAGGCACGATTTGAGGCCGCGATGTTTGGCTGGCAGAAACGATATTTTGGCCTTCCGATCTGGACTGAGCGGGTAATTCATACGGCGGCGATAAACGCAACGGACATGACAATCACTATCGATACCACAAACGCTGATTTTCGGGACGATAGTTACGCCGTTATCTGGAAGTCTCTGACGGAGTATGAAGCGGTCAAGATTACGACCGTTGCTGCAAATCTATTGACTCTCGAATCGCCGGTTGTCGCTTCTTATACAGGGACAAAGTTTATATTACCCTGCCGCATTGCCCAGGTCCCGACCGCGGCGAGGAAAAGTAATCCCGTAGCCGCGGTTGCGATAGCCGATATTTCATTCGCGATTAAGGACAATATTCTCTTGACCGGCTACACACCGGAAACAACATATCTCGGACTGCCGGTCCTTCTTGTCGGGAGTAAACAGTTCGGCGGTTCGCCGAAGGAGAGTCAGATTGACAGTGACAGTTTCACGCAGGATTACGAAAGCGGAGATTTTGATTATTTCAGTGATAGTGAGTTTAACCTGATTTCTCAGGGCTGGGGATTCGTGAATGTTACGCGTGCCCAATGCTGGAATTTCAGAAAGTTCCTTCATTCTCTTTACGGTCGACAGGGCACATTTTGGGCGCCGACTTATAAAAGAGATTTGATTCAGGCTGAAACGATAGGAGCGGCCGATACGAACTTCCAGATTGAAAATATCAAGCTGGCCGAGAATATGACATTCAATACGCTGCGAAATCACCTGGCCTTTATCTTTACATCCGGGACAGTCCTTTACCGGGCGATTACCGGCATAGTTGAAAGCGATGAGGACATAGAAATTGTCAGTATTGATTCAGCGTTGGGTGTCGAGGTCGATATTGGTGACTGCGTAATAAGCTTTCTGGACCTGTGCCGGCTGGCAAGTGACAGCGTTGAATTAGACTGGTTCTTTTTCGATAAAAATAAATGTGAAACAACCTTTTTAACAGTGAAAGAATAAATATTTTACCACGAAGGGCACGAAGGGACACGAAGAAAAATGAAAATAAATAATTTAACCACGAAGTGCACGAAGGGACACGAAGAAAAAATATAAAAATATATAAATAATAAAAAAAAACAAAAAAAACTTCGTGGTTCTTCGTGTTCTTCGTGGTGAGTAAATAAAAATGAGTTATTCAAGTTCGGAAATTTCAGTTAAAGGCGGGCGGCCGGTCGAATTGTTCGATATTGCAATGAGCCTGGAACACTGGCGATTGACCAGTGCCGGTTATGACATTACATATTTGTATAATGATTATGAATCAGCCCCTTGCCAATGCAGCGAGATAAAAACATCTGATTTAGGCAACGAATCAATCGAGCTTGAGATACCGAGAGGTCATGCACTGGCTGTAATGTGCGTAGCGGGCGCGCCTGATCAGCAGATAACGCTTACAAAATACAGAGGCCACGGAACGGACTTTGTGAAGAGTTATTTCGGATATCTGGCCAATTTTAAGTTTAATGATAAAGGAATTCCCGTTCTTATTTTCGAGTCGCTATCATCGAAGCTCGTTATCGCGGGCGGGCGCAGGCGTGCGATGCGATTATGCGGCCACAAATTATACGGGTTCAGGTGCGGCTTAAATAGCGAGTCTTATAAAATTACGGGGACGATAGATACGATTTCCGGCGTAACGATAACCGCAACGGAGTTCGGAGATATAGCGGTAGATGACCCTGCCGTCTATGGCGACTTGACGGGATTGCCCGGATGTACTTATGTTGCAAGTTCTGAATATGGAACATTTTTATCACATAAAGCTTTTGATAATAATATCAGTAATTTATCATTTTGGAGTTCGAGCGGCCCTGCTCTTCAATGGATATATTGTAAATGGACATCGGCACAAAAAATAAAAAAAATCAGGATAAAAACTCAGCCTTATAAATTGCCTCTTACGGATATAAAATATAATAACATCCGTTACTTCAGAATTCAGGCGAGTAATAACGGGTCATCGTGGACAAATATTGATGCTACGGCATGGGAAGGTGACTGTCAGGTATATACGGGAGAGGGTGGTAATGATACGGAAATACTTGAATTTGATGATGCCTCGAAATGGATAACTATAACGTTAAATAATACGACTGCATATACATATTACCGCATTTATATTTATGCTAATTGGGGCGGTGCGTGTATTTCTCTTAGTGAATGTGAGATGATTGAAGCTGAAAATTCTA